CCTGCAGCATCTGGAAGCTGACGCGCACGAGCTTGGACGTGTAGACGTACGACTTGAGCGTCTTCTGCGCGAACGTGAAATCCTGTTCGGTGACCTGGGTGTTTTCGGTCAAGAGCGCGCCGACGTTGGCCGTGTCGTCGACCAGAGGAATCGGCATATCCGCGCCACTGGCGGTTTGCACCACGGTCGCGCGCGACAGGCGGACGCCCCCAATGGCTTTCATCGCCTCGATCAAGCGGCGATAGAAGTCCTCGGGAATGAGCGCGCCGCCCGCGGTATCCGGCGTGGTGGCCATGGCACGCGTGTCGCTGGCGCCACTGAAGTAGGGCTGAAACACCTCGCGATCCTCGGCGCTCATGCCGCCGACGCCGCGCCGGATGTAGGCACTGAAGGCGCGTGCGTAGCGCTCGTCACTCGGGAAAAACGACCGCTCATTTGAGCTCGCCGCGCGCACGATGCTGGGGGCCGGCGCCGGCCGGACGACCGCGAGCGACTGTGCGCCATGGCTCGCCGGTTCCGAGATCACTGCGGTCTGTTCGTCCAGGTCGCGCAGATACTCCTGGTATTCGATGGTTTCGCTCAGAACCGCCACGCGCGCCCGGCTGCGCTCGACGGCCGAGCGCTCCTCGTCCGTCAGACGGCGCTCTTCCCGCGCGGCCACATCCGCCACCGACCGAACATGTTCACGGAGCTCGGCGCGCTCGCGTCGGGCATCGTTGATGTCAACCATTGCGGTTACTCCTGCTCATGCTGGTTCGGATTCGAGCCAGGCTTGAAGTTCGGCGTTTTCCTCCCGCCAGGGTGCCGGCTCGCCCGTCGAGTGATGGGTTCCCATCGGCTCGCCGTCTCGAGTGGCCGTGTCCGGACGGACCTCCGTCGAGTGAGCTTCGCTCGGCTCGGACAGGAGATAGTGCTCGATACTTGCGATTGCGCTGCGCGCCCACGCCTCGGTTTGCTTGTACGCGGGAAACGTGACGACGCTCACGTCGAACAACGTAACTTCGTCGAGTGTGATCTTTAGCGGGTCCGAGGCTTTCTCGCCGACCTCCTCGGTCCACTTGACTGGGCGGAAGCCGAAGGACATTTGCGAAATGTCGCCGCGCTTCATGCTGACCATCAGGTCACGCGCCCATTGTGCGTCGGGTGGTTCGATCTCCACGGCGAGCCCGTGCTTGTCCTCGTGCAGCTGGAGTGTGCTGGCCCGGTTGCGGCCGAGCACGTAGTTGGGATCGTGGTTGACCAGCGCGCGGACGTCAGCTTCGCGGATAGTTTTTCTGAATGCGCCCGGTGCGATGCGTTCGCGGAACACGCCAGGGATGATGTCGGCCCATTCGTTGAAGACCGCGGCGTACCCGCGAATCAACGGCGCCCGGTCATCATCATCGTCGGTGCCAGAGCGGACCTCGAGGTCCTGGAGGGTGACCGTCCGATGCCGGATCACGTCTGGATCGAACACGCGTGGCTCAGTCGCGATCACGCCGGGACCTCCTCCGTCTGCGCCGCCGGCGCACTCGGCGGGGCGCCGGCTTCGGTGATGGGCACCATGTTCCCGTTGACCAGGAGCTCGTCGCCGCCCTCCGCCGGGTTCATATCCTCGAGCTCGCGAATCTCGTTGGCCGTCATCCAGCCGTTCTGGCGCGCCGTGGCGTACGCATTAAATCGGCTCAGGATGTCGCCGCGCACCAATCCACCGAGGTTGAATTTGACGAACAGCCGCCCGCGCTCGGCTTCGGTGAATAACGTCTGGTTCAGCGCCTTCTCAATGCGGACACACCAGGGCGAGATGCACAGCGTGGCGAATTCCAGGCCCTGTTGTTCGATGTTGGAAAACGTCGCCTTTTCGAGGTCGTTGATCAGGTGCGCGGGCACGCGGTAGATGCCGGCGATTTCGGAGCGCGTGTACTTGCGCGTCTCGAGCCATTGCGCGTCGTCGTTCGGCATACCGATGGACTGCCACTTGAGCCCGTTCTCGAGCACGGCGACCCGGTGTGAGTTGCCCGACACGGCGCTGTGCGCCGCTTCCCATGACGCTTTGAGCCGCTCGATCGCATCGGGTGACAACTCCCCGTCGAGCTGCAAGACGCCGCCTGGTCGCGAGTCATTCGCAAAGAAGCGCGCGCCGTAGGTCTCGGTCGCTTTGGCCATGCCCAGCGATTCACGGGCCAGGGCGACCGGCGTGTAGCCTACGAGCCCGTCGAAACTCAGCCCGCGAAGGTGCAGGACGCGATCGCTCCGCCGCCGGCGTGGCTGTCCGTCCTCGTCGATCGTTACGTACACCAGCGCGTTGCGCGAGTTGCGCACGGGCCTGGTCTGGTCCGGGCGCAACGGCCAGATCGACACGAGACTGCCATCTGCGGAGCGCTGCACCTCGGCGTAACCGTTGCCCCACAACAGCACGTGGCCTGTCAGCGTCTCGATCAGGTCGACGGGCGACATCTCGTCGTTCGGCCCGAGGTCGAGCAGTCGAGCCGCGGGATGCGTGGTCACGAGCTCGCGGCCGCGCGGCACGCGGCGGTACACGTGCACCGGTAGTGTCGCGATCGTCTCGGCGATGACCCGCACACACGCGTAGACCGTCGCAATCTGCAGTGCGTTTGAAGGGCTGACGTAGGTGCCGGACGCGGTCGGGATCGCCCCAAACGCCGCCAGGAGCGCCGCTCCCGACAGTGGCGTCGTGGGTCGCTCGAGCGGTGGCTGCTGCTGACGAAGCATCAGGAGGTGGCCGAGTCGGTCGAGAAACGACATCTACACGACCAGCAGCCCGCGGTCCTCGTACACCGAGTGACCGGTCATGCCTTTGGCGACCGCATCGTTGCGTGCCTCCCAGGCGAGCACCGCGGCCATCGCCGCGTCAATTTTCGCCAGCGAGTCGGGCCGTTCCTTCTGGATGACCCACAGGGGCTGGCCATCGTCGTCGACGAATGCCACCGGCCGGCGCACGGCATTGCCGATATGCTCGGCCAGAAGCGGATCACCGTTGTGCGTGACCTCGCCCGCGCCGATGGCTTGTCCATAGGCACGTATGGCGTAGGCCATGGGTTTCAAACGATTGGTCCACCATTCCACGACACGCTCGGCGCCGAATTCACCCGCCCACTTGGCGATGTAGGTTTCCCAATAGGGCGGATCGGCGTACAGGCGCCACACGTTCCAGCGGCGGAATGCGGCGGCCACCACGGCATCGACCTCGAGCACCGGAACCTCCCACTCCTGGACAGTGAGCGGCCGCTGCCAGATACCGACCGGCCACTGGACGCCGGACGCCACATGCGTCGCGACCAGGGCGGTCGCGTCATTCCGGCGCGAGCCGTCGAAGCCCAGGACGATCAACTCGCGGTCGGCTGGGAGGGAGTCCCGAACCGCGAGCTGCCGCCACCGCTCGGCATCGAAGGCCCGTTCGGCGCCGCGGACCACCCGGTTCAACCACACGCGCTCGAGGTAGGTTCTGTCCGAGCTGGGGTCGCGCCACTGCTCGACGATCGTGTCGATATCGGACCACTCAGCTACGGGCCCGGATGCCTCGAGTACCGCGGCGCGCACGCCCTCGTCTGTGCTCAGGTCGTGCTTGTCCGAGGCCTGACGGTGGAAGTAGAACAGCCGCGAGTCGGCGATGACGCCCGAGGCGACTTGCCGCGCGTACGCCATGGTCGACTCGGCGACGGACCCTTCGCCGGGTGAGGGCGCCGTGGTCGTCTCGAGCGCCCACGCGTCTGCGAGCCGGCGTTTGGGCAGGTTGGCGATCATCGTCTGGTGCGCTTGCTTCAACCGCGGCAGCGTGAAGCGGTGGGTTTCGTCAAAATGCTCGAACGTGGTCCGCGCGCCGTCCCTGGAATCCGGCGCGGTCGCCAGCGCGACCGCTTTTCCGTCGCCACCCTTCCGCATGATCCGCTCGAGCCCGATATCGAACTCGTCGGCGAGCGGACCCTCCGACACCATGACGTAGAGCGCGCCGTACGCCAGATCCTCCGATTGCTCCTCCGTGTAGGCGACCATCGGGATGTACGGGTCGCGCACGCTCGTCCCGATAGGCTGCCCCTGGTCGTCAAATCCGTCGCACCGCACCGGTGCATCCGGGTGCAGCTCGGCGGCCGCGATCGCCGCCGCAAACTCGGTTTTCGCGCTGCCCTTCCGCAACGACAATGCACACCGCTTGAACCGCCGGCGACCCGCTTGCGGATGGTCCGACGGGTAGACCTCGTACATGCGATAGATCAGCGCGCGCTTCTCGTCATCGAGGCGGTACGCCTGACCGCGGAGATCGCCCGGCCCGTAGACCAGGAACTCCTCGAGCCAGTCGCACACAAGCGGTCCGAGGGTTGGCCAGCTCATATCGAGCTCGGGCACCACCAGCGTGCTCACGAGACCGCGTGCAGCACCACCCGCGGGTCGCCCTGAACGCGCTGCCTCGACGGCGCCGGGGGGTTGCTAGCTTTTGCGTGCTCCACGCGCTGGACTTCCCATTGGAGCCGGCGCCGGTCAATCGGTGTCAACCCGAAGCCCTGCCGCTGCTGGCGAATCTCCGCGGCGAGCCCGACTTTGGCGCTGGTCGTCTCCACCCGCCAGAAGGCCTCGACCAGGTCGGCCAGCACGAACAATCCGTGCAGGTCAGCCTTGAGATACTCGGCCACCATCGGCGAGCGCTGCACATCCCGCCAGAACGCACGGGTCAGCCGGTGCCATTCCCCGCCATCCTCGCGCTTGGGCAGGTTCGGTAGCTTGCCGAGCCGCTCGGTCGGCTCGAGCTGCGCGTTGGAACTCGGGCGGTTGCGCCGCTGGCGCGTTTTCGGGTCTTTCGGCAGCGGTGGCACTCGGGTAGCTCAGAGTTCAGTACGCACAAAAATCAGCTCGGGCGGTGGTCTAGGGGGTCCTGGGCCGTAGAGATTTGCCTACCCCCTACCCCAACCAGACGACTGGACGGCGGTCTTGCGCTTGTGATGCCTCGAGCACAACGCCTGGAGGTTGTGTTCGTCGTCCGTGCCACCGAAGGCGCGGGGCAGGATGTGATCAACGTCGGACGCCCTGGCGTAGCACTGGTCGATCATGCACCAGTAGTGGGCACTGAGGACGCGAGCACGGAGGCGTTGCCATGCCGAGTCATAGCCGCGCTGTGCCGCGGTCGCACGAGACGGGGTGTGGCGCACGCATCGCCCGGCGGTGACCAGCTCTGGACAACCGGGCTGCGAACACGTCCTAGGCACTGGGCTGAGCCCAATGGCCACACCAGTCGGTAGCTTTGACCTCGGG